GCAGAAGTATTACGTTCAAAATCAATCTCAACATCTTTTCTCTCCTCTATACTTGTAGCTGAAAAATTTCTAAGCAACCATCTCATGCCCCATCTACCTAACATATCATTCTGTCCAAAACAGTATGATATTACTTCCGGCAATGTATGACGTGCATCACATGAGAAACAATGAAATACACCATCACTCTTTCGTATGCCTGCTGATGGGTGACGCTCTTGACCATTGCCATGAAATGGACACTGCACTTGAATGTTACTTGCTCCATTTATTGTTCTCTGCAAATAAAGTATATTATTGATTGCTAGTTGTCTCTGCAACTCAGCAATTACCGTTTCACAATCTGCATTGATTATCGTATCATTTATTTTCATTCTCCAGTTCCTCTAACAAATCTTTATACTGCAAATAGAAAGTATCTTCAAAACAAGTAAAGTCTTTTACTCTCTCATAATTTGCGTCAATGAACTCTTTACGTATGTCGTATGCAAACTTAGGATTCATCTTCTTGACTATATCAGCTATTACGTTTGCTGTCTCTCTGCCGTTATAATCTACTCGTATGATTCCCTTAGGGTCAAATATATCATCTATCTTCTTTGCGCCTACATAGATAGGCACTGTCTTGTTGGCAAAACAGTTGCATAGCTTCTCACTAAACCAATAATCATCTATATAATTTTCCACTACTACTGAAAATCTATATGGTGCGTATATTGTTTTAGTATCTACTTGATTACCCCCATCAAATGTTCCCATGCAATCTACATTATACTGCTCAAGATAATATGCTAACTCCATTCTAAAGTTATGCAGTTCACACATTCGCTTATCACTAGATACCATAGAGATATCATCTGTCTTAGGCACGTCATTGAACTCATACACACCGCCCCAAAATATCAACTTTGCGTTAGGTGCTATCTCAAGCAATTTACTATCATGGGTAAATATATACTTAAACTTCTTATAGTTACTCTCCATATATTCATAGACTTGTGGCTGAATACTTCTAGGCTCTATGAGCAATGCACACTTATTTGGGTTAGGGTCAAAGTGCGCTTCTCTCACATATGAGTCGGAGTAGAATACTATCGGTGCATCTGCTTTAGTCCACTCAATATACTTTGGTGTCTGTGTTAGTGTGAAATGGTCATACCAACTGTGTAGCTTAATCTTCATCATCGGCTATCGATACTCCTTCTAAAAATAGTTTACAATTATTATAATCGTCCCCACGACTATCTTCAACACCGTTTTTAGTTTTATGTAAACAAGTCTGTCCTGTAACACATGCATAGTTGCATATTGTAAAACCTTGCATCACTCTATGATATGCACATTTTCTACATTTTATTTTATCAAACTTATATTTAGGTTTAACTTCTTTTGGTCTTCCAGGCAATCTTGGTCTTGTATCTTTTATACCATACATCTAAAAAACATCCTCCTTTGTCTCTGCTTTTCTCTTAGGTCTCTCAGCATTTGTTATATTTCCATTCTCACTTATGAACTCACCTATATCTGGGTTCCATCTGTAACTTATCTTGTCACCAACTCTACCATTTCTCTGCTTCTTAATTTGAAACGTGATAACACCATCGGGTCCTTGCTTGATAGCAATTACTATAGTTGCTACTTGAGCAGGTCCATCACTATCACGAATTGCTTCTAACTCCGGGAGGTCTTCACTGTCTTTATCAACTGCACCGCCTCTGTTAGCTTGAATTACTAACATGATTGGTACTTCTAATTCCATGCCTAATGACTTCAAATCTTGTGATATGTTAGTGAGTGAGGTTGTCTTATTATCACTCTTCTTGCCACGCTCGTCACTTAAATATGTAATACCGTCTATAGCTAATGCCTGTAGATTATGTTGCTTTATAAACTGTCTCAGCTTAGATACAGTGATTCTATTATTAAAATCTAATGGTGTAGCTACAATAAACTTATTTGGCTTATTCTCTAAATCATCTATATATTCTGTATACTCTTTATCATCTAAGCTATCCTTGCCCCACATCAATGCTGTGTTGCTTACGTTATGATGTATAGTATCAAATCTATAACCTACTGATAACTCACCCATCTCTGGACTTATGAAGCCTACGTTCTGCCCTAACTCCCATATATGTGTGAGTACTTTCTGTATAGCCCATGACTTTCCTTGATTAGGTCTTGCAAAGAAAATCAGCAACTCTTCTTTTCTATTGATGCCATGAATTATATCATCTAGTTCCGGAAAGCCTGTAGTAAAGAACCAATTCTCTTGATTATCTCGTCTATCTAAATACGCCTGCAATCTATCTCTAGCACGTTTAATTATATCAGTGCCGCCTACTTTATAATTAGGCTTTAAGTCTTTTAAGGCTTCGACTAAATACTCGACTGCGGCATTACTATCAGTCTTCATCAGCTTTGCTACATTCTGCACGACAGGCACACAATCAGCATATAAGTGTTCCTCTCGTATGGTATCTACTAAGTACTGCTCACTCTCAGTAACGTCTACAATCTCAAAGTCTTGAAACTGTGAGTGAAATGAAACCTTATCTGGAACATTACCGTACTCTTGATAATGATTCATAATAAAGTTATACTCTTCTTCATATCCAGGAAAGTAATCAACTGTCAACTGATTAGATTCTAGGATAGATATATCTTTGGTCTGTAATATCTGTGATAATATCTGTAAAGCTATAACCATTATCTTCTATCCTTTCCGTATAATTCTATTATCTCACTTGTGTAGTAGATACGACTAACAAGTCTACTGCCCACAAAATCAGCTAACCCCTCTGCTGTAGGCTGATTAGATGTAAATATGTTAGACTTCTCTGCTAACACTCTAGCGTCTATGATACTATAAAGTTGTGTAAAATCATACTGTGACATACCACTGACTGCTATGTCATCCCACACAACTAAGTCTACTGTTCTTAGATTATCTAAGTATGCTTTTGATAGTGGGTTATTGAAGTCTTTCAATCGAAGCAATAACTCAGTGGTGCTGACAAACATTCCTTTGAGATTATCATAGTTACCTACTGCTGTATAATGAAAGTATGTCTGTAGCATCTTGATAGCCCAACTTGTTTTCCCGTTTCCGGTAGTATCACTGCATATGTACAGATTTCTACCACGCTCTACAAAGTCTACTATGTTCTCTCTTATATCTCTCAGTCTAAGAAATGCATCGGTATCCATCTCATTGTCTTCTGTAAGCTTCAACACAATAGGCTTCTGCTTTGCTTTAGGTAGACCGCTATTCTCCATCTGCCACTTCATTTGAAAGAATACTGCACACGTATCACAATCATCTTTACAAGTGTCTTTATACCAACACTCAGAATTTCGTTCCGTCATCATCATCTCCCTTTCTTGCTCTGCCTGCTACTCTGTTGAGTCCTTCTATATCACGCATAACACTCTTAGTTTTCTTTCTACCACCATACTGCCCCTCTAAGATATTCACAAACTTATCTTCTCTAAGCATGAAATCTATATTAGCTTTCCAACCTCTATCATTATTGCCTTTGAGAAAATCACTAGATTCAGCTTTCTCAAATACATCTAAGATATCCTCTTCACTATATGATTTGAGTATCTTCTTGATAGCTTTCTTTCTCTTATCTGTAATTGACTTTACTTTAGGAAAGCTAACACATATCTCATTGTACTTAGCTAAAAACCACTCTATCTTATTATCTTTAGTATTATTTATTATATCTATATCTTTAGATATAGATATATTGTTAGTATTATTATGTAAAGTTTCTTTACTACCCCCCTGTAAAGTTTCTTTACTACCCATGTAAAGTTTCTTTACTACATCTTGGTTTACATAATATGAATAAGGTTTTGTGTAGTCATACACTACATCCATCTTTTTTATTATATATCCTTTATCAACTAAATTCTGCAATGCCTTATCAACAGTTGGCATAGATATATTAAATGTATTAGATATATATTTTCTACTGCCACTAAATGCACTTTCACTATCTTGACTGAATCCATATATTAGTGCAAATATTAATAAGTCATTACCTTTTAGATTTAATTCATTACACATCCATCCTTGTATCACTACATAATTATCTGAGTTCATAGTTATTCTCCTTATAAAGTAAAATAGCTTATACGAAAGATGGTTGCGGCATCAATCATATAAGCTATCGGTTAGCATCGTTGTGAGGTCTTATTGCTAAGTTCCGCAACAACTCAGCTAACCTATTTTGGTGAGCGACAAAACTCATGTATACAATAGTATAGTAACATACTATCACGATATTGTCAACGTCTTCTTTTAGAGCCGTATGCATCGAGTATATCCTGTATCTGTGCATCTACTTCACCATTAACAGTGTCCCATAAGAAAGTACGTTCTTTCTCTATATCAGCATCTTCGGGTACTGTTCTTGCTTCTGTCCATTCTACTGTGTAGAAGTTATCACCTACTTTGATACTTGCTCTACTACTTGCCTGTATTGTAGTGGTGACTGCCTTACTGACATACTCTTTCTTAGGTCTAGCCATATCTCACACCCCCTTATTTATTGGCAAACAATATGATTGCCATGAATACTAAAATGAATATCACCATAGGTATCCATATTGGACTGAATACCCAAATCCATGACCAATGAATTACTTTACATAACTTGAGTACTACGAATGCGATGGTAAGTAGTCCAAGAAAACCTACGCCACCTGTAGCTTTTGCATTTGAATCGTTGTTCATGCTTTCTTCTCCTTTATCTTACTTACTCTAAGAGTTACCATTTCTTTTCTATCAGTGCAAGCATTAACTAGCTGTAATATCTTATTTAACTGCTTCTTACTCTTAGCATCTTTCTTATTATTCAGCTTGTAAATGAGTGCTTCTAACGCTTCACTATCAATGTATTTCTTAGTCTTGATAATCTTGTTACGCTCAAAACAAGTCTTAATATCTTCATCATCATAGTAGTCTAATAACAGCTTATCTTCATTTAAGCTATCTCTATTAGATACTGTCTTAGTAACCTTATAACCGCCTGTCTCGTACTTATCAAGATTACTATCCATCATAAGTACTTTAATCTCAGCGTTCTCACCTTCACAAATCTTCTTATAATCATCTAAGATAGATTTGTTCTCAGCATATGTAGGAATAAGTTCATCAAGTTTTGCTTCTCGGTCTTTCTGCATCTCCTCGTGCTGTTTCTTCATTACATCATCACCCTTTTCAAATTTTACTCTTGCCATCTTTTATTCTCCTTACTTTCCTAAGATTGCTTTCCAGAAGTTGAACATTATAATCAATGCATTGTACTTCCAGTAATGATATGTACAATCGCCTGTGGTATTATGGGCTAGTATGTTGAAATAACTTGCTACACACCACACTAGAAATGCTATAAGCACTGCCCACATACCATAGTAGATTACATAGTTCTTCCATTCGTATCGTGTTATGAGTTTCTTGAGTTTGTTCATAGTATTATTTTCCTTTCTTCGCATACTGCTGTGTTACACTACCCATGAATCCGTTTCTACCCATAACAACTTGCGACTTAAATATAAGTAGATTAGCTATATCGGACTCTTTCCAGTATCTTGTCTGTCGAGCCGCTTTCTGCTCCGGCTCTGGTAGATACTTACACATCTCGTTATCCGGATGAAGTCGCTTAAACTTATACCAATTACTTAGTGTAGGTACACTTATATTCAGTAGAAGTGCGACTTCAACTGCTCTTAACATACGCTCTGCCATTGCTTGTCCTCCTCTCGTGTAGTCTTAAACATTTACATTAAACATTATACAACGTATTAAATACGTTGTCAATGTTTAACTTAAAAGAAAATCTAACATGTCTGCTCTGTTAGGTGCAAGTTTACCATCAACGATAGCATCACTGAGTTCTCCCTTAGAAAGAACTATATCATGTACACGCTCGTCAATAGTATTCTTAGCCATGATAGTGTAGATTGTGATATTCTGTGTCTGTCCAATTCTATGGCATCTATCTACACACTGCTCTTTAAGTGCCATGTTCCAAGGCTCATCTAAGAATATCTCTACTGTACCTGCTGTGAGTGTGATACCTGTACCCATTGCCCCCGATGTACCAACTATTACTTTGCAGTCCTCATCATTCTGGAACTTAAGCTTCATCTCTTCTCTAGCTTCTGCACCAATTTCGCCTGTGATGACAGCAGGGTTATATCTCTTAAGTCTCTGCTGAACAGGTGTAGTCATCTGTGTCCAGTTAGAGAAGATAACTACTTTCTGTCCACTAGCTACCGCTTCATCTACAAGTTCTTCCATTCTATCAAGCTTTGCGGATTCTTGAATAGTGCTAGAAAGAATACCTGTATATCCTGTAGCCTGTCTCATTCTAATGAGTTCTGCTAATGGGTTAGGTGCTGTCTTAATCTTATCAATGTTGTCTTTTGTCTCTGCTGATACTTCTGCATAAATCTTAGCCTGCTTAGGTGTGAGTTCTACATACTCATCAACATAAGTCTTCTCCGGAAGGTCAAGTGCTTCGGATTTCAGTCTTCTAAGCATCAGTTCATCAAGACGCTCCTGCAATTCATCAAGATGACGATACTCAATAATTTGATAGTTATTGAAACCACCCATTACACAATAGTGATTTCTAAACTTATAGAAAGAGTTAGACTCAGCCCCAAGCCACTTAAGAATAAAGTATAAGTCGAGTGGTGTATTCATAAGTGGAGTACCTGTCATAGCTATCTGTGTTTCTGCTTTCAGCTTGAGCATACCTTTACCTTGCTGTGAGTTAGGGTCCTTAGCTTTATGACATTCATCAAAAGCAATCATACCTATCTTCTTAGACTTGCACAGCTTAATAAGTTCTGCAACTATATCTTGATTTCTCATAGTTTCAATGTTAGTAATAATGAAATATGGAAGTTCATCAATATTCTGTACATCATCTAACTTAGCGTCAGCACCTGCAATGTACATATTGCCGTTACGTCTGTTACGTAGACCTAAGATATGAGGGTTTTCACTTGAGTGTGTATATACTTCTGTGAACCAGTTCCACTTAAGTCCGTTAACACCACATACTATAAGGCAATGCTCATAGCCATATAACATCTTCTTTGCTACTGCGATATCAATGACCTGCTTTGTCTTTCCGAGACCCATCTCATCACCAAGAAGCCACTTGTCATTAGCAAGTCCGAAGTTGAAACCAACTACTTGATGCTCATATGGTTCTGTCTTAAATTTGAAGTCTTTAGGCATCTTAGCTTTAGGCTTCTCAAATGAAACATACTTGCCTGTTATCTCGATATCAAAATCGCTAAGTGATTCAGTTATGTGCTGTAGCTTTTTCAGTGGTACTTCCCATTCTTTAGTGTCTGGGTTCCAATATCTAGTAGGTAATGCACGTATAGTATCAACGATACGCTGATTGTACTCAAAAGAAATATACATTGAATAATCAACATCACATTTATTGCTTTCATCGATTCTTATAGTTATCATAGTTTTCTCCTTTTCATAGTTTGTTTACGTGCTGTTCTTCAACACGTAAACATTATATCACGACATTATTTCATTGTCAACAATTAAAAAAGAAGTGCTACATTATATAGCACTTCTCAAATTATTTATCATTTCTACTATTAACGCTCTTTCTGCTGTTGTCTCTGTATTATGATATAAGTTAGATATGAAGTCGGTCAAATCTTGACATAGATTGGTCATAGCATATATAAGCATTTTATCTACTACTTCATATTGCTGATAGCGTTTTTTCGTATCTATATACTTATTATAAGTAGAAAACAAATCTTTACTATCGTGTGACACGCTGTTTGACGTGTCTAGCGCACTCATATTTCGATTTTTATTTGAATCTCGACAAATATATAGACTAGCAAGTCTAATGCAATTCTCGTACGTCATTTCGCTGTTTTCTAATTCTTCTATACTATCTTCTATTAACTCCATATCTAACATAATATCACCTCATATTACTGCTTAATAGTGTGCACTGCCTTTTCAAGTGCTTCACGCACTTTAGGACTTTCAGTAGTCTTAAGCATTTCCTGTAACTTCTCAGCTACTTTTTGCTCTGCGGTATGTCTGCTATAACCTCTCTCATAACTTTCATATGAGCCTCTGTTAGAGCCATCATAATAGTTATTATATGAATCATATGAATCATAACTATCACGACTTACATATCTGCCATCGGCTCCACGTCCTCTACGATAACTTTCATAAGAACCTTCTCTGCTATAATCTCTACTGCGTCCCATATCACGTCCGTCAGTAGTACCACGTTCATAAGAAGTGTTAGACATAGCGTTGCTGTTACCGCTGTCGTAAGCCCACATAGGCATAGAACGATTAGACATTCCTTCATCTTCCATACCACCTTGCTTATCTTTCTTCATAAGATTTTCAACCATTGTCATAGCTGAGGAAAGCTTATACACATCATCAAGACTTTCCTTGTCAATATCGCCTTTACGAGTTATCTCGTTAAGTTCGTGACAAAGAATTTCCTTTAAATCTTCGTACATTCTTTTAGACATAACGATTACCTCCTATGCGATTCTACTAACTGTTAGGTTAGCACTTTGAACATTTATTGCTGGTGCAGGTGTTGTTGCATCTGGAGCATCACTCACATTCTCTACTGAGATATTGAAGCAGCAACCCTTAGGAACTGTCACTATTGCTGTGGATGTTACATTAAAATAGTTAGCGTTTGATGGCGGCGCTTCACTAGCCGCCGCTGGCGTAACTATTGCCTTGCTTGTAAGAACAGGCTCACCGTCAATGGCTATAGCAACACTGATAGGTGCTGGTGCTGTACCGCCCTCCGGTATTGCTATATTACCATTGAAAGTTACTACATATCTTGCGAAGCAATTATTTGTAATACCACGTAGAGTTACAATTCCACTGCCATTTCTATGAATGATATAACCTTTAGGACAACCTATTGTAGTATTTAAAGTTACTACTTGATTAGGCTGAACAAGCTGAACTGGATTATTAGTAAACTCTGCCATAGTATTCACCTCCTAGTATCCGCAACTGCAACCACAACCATTGTTGTCGCATGTGAATATTGGAGTGCGTCCGTAAACAGGAGTTGTAGGAACTGGACAACTATTCAGTCTATTGTAAAGCTGGTCTACTTCATTGGCAAATCCCTGTGAGATAAAAGCATTCTGTGCTGTCTGTGATTCTCTAAGAGTAGCCATATTAAGCTGAGTACGAAGGTTGTCATTCTGTGACTTAAGAGCATCAATCTCCTGCTGACATAATTTATCCAGAATAGCCTGAGTATTACGTGTTTGACTCTCAATAATATCTCTTGTATTCATAGATGAGTTGTTACGTGTAGCACATTCTTCTGTTGCTATAGTATACTTAACATCGGCGATAGCTTCTCTGTTCTCACAGCAACAATTCTGTAGTGCTGACTGAATACCGAACATCTGTTGCATATCTGCCATCTGTCTAGTATTTGCGCCCTGCTCTACACCTGCGAATCCATTAGCAAGTGCCATCTGTACATTGCTTGTGCTATTGCAAAGCTGTGTACTTAATGCACCAATACCATCTCTAATAGAAGTGATGTTATCATTGAGCATAGCGTTCTGGAATCCATTGTTTGTATTTGCGTTAATTCCAGACTGTCCATTAAGAAGCCAAGGAAAATCATAGCCAAGCATCATATTTCCAAAGCCTCCACCAAATCCATTACCCCATCCGCCTCCGGCAAATAGAAGTAGAAGGATTATCCACCAACCGTCTCCACCAAAGCCGCCAAGACCATTACCATAGCCTCCGCCATACATAGGCGCAACTGGCATTACGAGTTCATTAGAACCATTAGATAATGACATAGTCTTATCCTCCTTTAATTTATTTATGTAAACTTGCAAGTTACCTATAATTTGACACCTAGTCTCTGTGCCATCTGCATAGCACGATTAACAGCCTCTTGATTTACACGTCCGCTAGACACTAGATAATCAACTATTTGATGTGGGTCATTCTGCATTTGTTGAGGTATGTTTAACTGCTGTACTAATCTATTTGCTCTATCCATGATTGAATTATTTTGAGTTTCTTGATACAGTTTGTTCATCATTCTTCTCCTTTCTATTCATAGGCTTAGGCTTTATCTCTTCTAGTGCTTGCATTAACTCTCTTCTTAAATTGTTCACATCGTCCTGGGTTGCGAACTTAGATGTATCAACTGTGTTATTTTGTGTAGGCTCCTGTTGAGTCTGCACTATCTCTGTATAACTAAATGCTCTCAATGGCATTGGTATGCCACTTGAGTCCGTTGTCTTTATATAGAAACATTCACTTTCACTATCCATAAGCAATACACTATTTCCCGGTGCTACAGGATATGCTTTTGCACCTGCTTCACCTTGTACCCATATAATGCTTGCTGAATTAGTTTGATTAGTTGTTATAGGTGTATTTGATATTGTTTGTTGCATAGGATATTGTTGCTGATACTGAGCAGGTACTTGATAATTAACAGGTAATCCATAGTTATAAATAGCCATGCCTACATCTCCTCTCGTTTCCAATAATAAATAGGTACTTCATTACCACTATCCCAACTGTCAAAGTAATTTCCTTCTTCTACGGCAATAACATGACTACCTGTTGCTAATAAATAGGTTCCACTTGGATAGTCTTCACAGAAATCTTGAACCGTGTAACAATCTGGACAAGTATTAGGTAATGCGTACTGATTAAAACCTTGACTTCTTAAATATGCTCCCCATATATGATTTGCTGAGGGCATATCTTTCATGGCAAAGCCTTGTATTGCGACTGCTAAATATGTGCTATCCCAATCCTTGTTCGTCACCTTTGATATTGCTCTTATTACACAATCTCCCACATAGTTCCCTTGTGGATTCGGGTTGTACTGTACGAACATCATTATTCTCCTTTAACGCAAAAAGAGCATAGACAGATGAGCAATTATTCTGTGACATTATGTTAACCAGTTCTTCACTAATATCTCTCATAGTCTATACTCCTTTTAGATTGATACTTAGAGTATATGCAATATTCAGTTATCTAACTTGTCTAAAATTTGTACAAAAATTGCACAAAAAAAAGAACCACGTACTTCGGAGAAATTGAAGTACGTGGCTCAACTTGAGGTATAATGTGGGGTGTAGCTTATAGAACCCTAAGCATCTTTGATTTTACTTTTCTTGCAAGTTTACTTACTTGACTTTCACTGACATTCATAGTTA